CACCAGAAGCTCCAGGCGCGGGCCACGGCAATGTTCGGTGGACCGGTCAAGTCGGTCAAGCAGAGCCGCTGCGTTTATTGGCGTGCCTTCGTGGTTGGCGAAGTGCTTCTGGAGAACAAGGAATGCGCCGACCCGACCAGCTTCTCCTACAAGGCCATGACCTCCAAGCGCGATGCGGCCAAGGGCTGCTGGTATGGCCTCGTCCGTGGCATGAAAGACCCCCAGCAATGGGCGAACAAGTTTTTCAGTCAATCCATGTATATACTCAACGTGAACGCCAAGGGTGGCGTCATGGTCGAGAAGGATGCCGTGGACAAGGTGGCAGACTTCGAGCGGACATGGTCAAATCCGCAAGCAATCACATGGGTTGAGCCTGGTGCAAATGTGCAGGGCAAGGTTGTCCCAAAGCAGCCTCCTGCATTCCCGCCTGAGATTGCCAATCTGATGCAGTTTGCCATCCAGAGCATTCGGGATGTGTCCGGTGTGTCGGTTGAATTGCTTGGCATGGCAGATCGTGACCAGCCTGCATCTCTGGAGTATCAGCGCAGGCAGGCTGGCGTGACCATCCTTGCCACGCTGTTCGATGCACTGCGCAAGTACCGCAAGGAGCAGGGGCGGTCGCTGCTGTATCTCATCGAGAATTACCTGTCGGATGGCAGGCTTGTCCGCATCGTGGGCGAGAACGGGCAGCAATATGTGCCGCTCGTCCGTTCCCAGAAGGACAACGCCCGATATGATGTCATCATCGATGAGGGTCCGAATTCGCCCAACATGAAGGAGAAGACGTGGGCCATTCTCCAGCAACTCCTCCCCATGCTTCTTCAGGCTGGCGTCAAGATACCGCCGGGCGTGATTGACTACCTGCCTCTGCCTCAGTCGTTCATTGATCAGATGAAGAAGCCTGATCCGCAGGCCGCGCAGGAAGAGAAGGTGCAGAAGCAGCTCATGGTGGAGGAGAAGCAGGCCGATACTGCCAAGACGCAGGCGCAGGCCGCTCTTGCGGCGGCACAGGCTAGGCTTGCAGAAGCGCAGGCGCAGCAGGCACAGGTCGAGGCTAGCCTGCAGGGCCAGCAGCTTCAGGCGTCAGACCAGAAAGTCCTGCACGAAATGCAACTCAAGACGGCGCAGGCGCAGCAGCAGATGGAACTGGCGCAGCGCAGTGTTGCCCTTGAGCAATGGAAGGCAGAGCAGGACATTGCCCTCAAGCGCGAGGTTGCAGCAGCAGATTTGCGGCTAAAGCACGCGAAGCTTGAAAGCGATGCTGCGGCGCAGGCGAAGCAGGCCGAGATGAGGGACGCGAAGCCCAAGGACGAGGGTGGCGGGAAGTCGGATGCGAGCATGCTTGCGGTGGCGCAGGGTCTTGAGGCCATCGGGCGCGGCCACGAAGCGATGGCTGCGGCGTTGAGCAAGCCAAAGACGATTCATCGCGGCCCTGATGGCAAAGCCTTGGGGATTCAATAATGGCGATCCAGTTCTCGACAGCCGTGCGCAACGCCATGCTTGACGCGATTGAGACGAGCATAGGCACTTCGGCTGTCCTCAAGATCAGGACGGGTGCGGCTCCTGCGAATTGCGGCTCCGCTGACACCGGCACGGTTCTGGCAACCATCAATCTCGCGGCCGATTGGGCTGCGGCTGCGTCTGGTGGGACAAAGGCATGGTCCTCGTTGCCGGTAAGTGACACGAGCGCGGACAATACCGGCACGGCGGCTCACTTCCGCCTGTATGCAAGCGACGGCACGACTTGCGGGAGCCAAGGCACGGTCACGGCTACCGGCGGCGGCGGGGACATCGAAGTAGACAGCACATCATTCACGGCAGGCCAGACGTTCCAGATCACAGCCTGGACGTGGACGGCCCCGAACGCATAAGGACAGCGCATGTCGATCAATAGCTGGCAAGAAACCATCATCAATGCCGCCGTTGACGGCGCGGCACTATCGAACAGTTCGTCTGCCACATCCATCCTTGGCGGCAGCGGCACGGGTGCCTCACAGGCCAAGGTGACCCTACCTGCGAACTACTTCCAGATTGGCAAGATGCTGCGCATCACGTCCACAGGCCGCATCAGCACGCTTGTGACATCCCCCGGCACGCTGACGCTGGATATACGCTTCGGCGCTGTGATTGTCGCGAATGGTGGCGCAATGACGCTATCCACCACAGCCAAGACGAACGTAAGCTGGCACATGCAGTGGCTGCTAACGTGCCGCGCGATTGGTTCCGGCACGACGGCGAACATGATGCACACAGGCTTCTGGCAGTCTGAAGCGGCAGGTGCCACCACGGTCTCCGGTGAAGCCAAGACGATCCTGCTGCCACAGTCGGCACCGGCAGTCGGCACCGGCTTCGACAGTACGGCATCGCAGACGGTGGATTTGTTCGCCACATGGTCAGTTGCGAATGCCTCAAACAGCATTCAGACGCACCAATACATGATTGAGTCGTTGAACTAATGACTTCCGCGCATTCGGCCTTTGTCCCGCTTGCGTACTCGATTTCCACGGGTTCCGTGGCGGCGATCACCACGCCCACGTTCGATGCCTGCAGCTACCTCATGGTGCTGGTTCGTATCTCGGGCTACAGCGGCAACGCCATTGCTCAGTTGCAGTTCAACGGCGATACGGGAACGACTGCTTACGCTTATCGTGTGAGCAATAACAATGCGGCAGCAACGACGGGTGTTTCCGGTGCGGCTGCTGGCATAAAGGTCTCGCAAACGGCAACGACAAACCCGCGTGCGCTGATCCAATTCTGGATTGGCAACGTGTCAGGCCGCGCGCATGGTGTGCAGTATCAGTCATCCGATTTGAGCGAGAGTGCCGCGACTGCCCCGGACATGGTCGTCGGCTCTGCCATCTGGACAAACACTGCGCAGATCACGCGCATCACGCTTGATGGTGGTGGACAAAACTTGTTGACGGGAACGGATATCGCCGTATTCGGGCTTCAGGGGTTAGGCTAGTGCCTGCGCAGTACATCAGGACACCACGAGGGCAAGGTCCCAACCGCATGGGTGTGGGCGTCCGCACGGTGGACATCCTTCTGCATGACGATCACCCGATGTTTTCGCCAAGGGGCGAGCGCAAGTTCATCAGCCCTAAGTTCAAGGGCTACTTCACCTTGTCCGGCGTGACGCGCAACAACGTAGGCACTGCGCTGGGCAACTGCACAGTTCGCATATTCACGAATGAGAACAGCCTGGCCGGGGAAACCGTATCTGACGGGTCAGGCAACTTCTCGTTCACGCTGGGCAACAATGCCGGTGGCTTTTGGCTTGAGGCGTACCTGATAGGCTCGCCGGACGTGGCAGGAACAACCGCGAGGAACGTGCCAGCAACAGCCGTAGGGTGACAATGTGGTCGATATCTACCTGCGGTCAGTCCCGTCTGATTCCAATTCGGGAGATGTAAGGCTTTACGATCCGACTGCAGTCGATGTCATCGGCGGCACGATATCCGGCACCTTTGCCAGGACGCTGGATGCGTTCACACAGTCTGCCACCGGGCAATTGCTCATCAAGGGGACGGCATCGGCCACCCTTGGGACATTTACGCAGGTTGCGACGGGCAATGTACTCGTCAAGGGTACGCTATCGCAGACGCTAGGGGCATTCACCCAGAGCGGCACGGGTGCCTTGACGATCAAGGGCCAGGCGTCACAGACGCTGGGTTCCTTTGCGCAGACATCGACGGGATTGCTTCTCATCCAGGGGCAATTCGGCGTCACGCTTGGGGCGTTTACGCAGACTGCCGCAGGTTCCGCACCATCCAGCGGGGTTTCCGGCACGGCTTTTCAGACGCTGGATGCGTTTACGCAGGTTGCAACCGGGTCAGTGGATGTCCCTGTCCTGCTGCACTCCCGCAAGCGGCGGGCTCGTCGCAAGTCGCGTCCGCTTGAGTTGGCTGGCTTCTTCGAGACGATTGAAACGGTGCCGCTTGAGGACGTTTCTGCCCCGGTCGCTGCGCAAGCGCGAGCGGCAGAGAATGCCGCAAGGCAGTACCTGGAAGTCCGTATTGACGATGCCATAGCCAAGGCGCTTCTTGAGCGGGCAAAGGCAGAGATTGAAGAGTTTTATGCGTTGCTGCGTGCAGATGAAAAGCGCCGCAGGGACGAGATGGACGAGGAGGACGAGGAAGACCTCATCCTTCTCATGCACTAGGAGATGACATGAGCTATCGACCACCAACGTCCAACGGGCAGCTTGTGCAGATTCCGGGCTATCCGGTTGCAACGCAATCCGTTGCCTATACCGGCACCGCTGCGGCAAGTTCTGCTTTCAGCACGACCACGGCAATGGTTCGCATTCGCGCCACGACGGACTGCTTCATCAAGTTCTCGACGGCAGGAACGGCGGCGACCACGTCCGATGCGTTCCTCCCGGCTTCGGAGACGCAGGACTTTGCAGTCCAGCCAAGCGACAAGGTGAGCGCGATCCAGTCAGGCGCGAATGGAACGCTGTACATCAGCGAATTCCGGCTGAACGCGAACTAGCCCATGAGGATGCTGAAACTCGGCCTGCCGTATCTGGGCGGGGGCGGGGGAGCCGCGTCTTATCACGATGGCATCGGTCTGGATTTCACGACGGGCGTTTATTACACGCGGCCCACTGGCGGCGTTGTCAATCGTGCTGCACTGACGAGCCTGTTCACGTTCACGGGCGGGAACCAGAGCAAGTACATGGGCGCGGGCGGTTTGCTTGTGTCCTCGTCCACGAACACGCCCAGGATTGAGTATCAGTCAATCAGTTCTCCAGCCTGTCTCGGCCTCCTCATGGAAGCGAGCAGGACGAACATATGGACACAGTCGGAAGACTTTAGCACGACGTGGTCGCCATCCAACATCACGGTTGTCACCAATCAGGTTGCGGCACCGGACGGAGCAACCACAGCGGACTTTCTCAAAGAGGCGTCCGGGGTCGGGACGAAGAATGTATCCAATAACGTCGCCCTTGCAGCCAGCACAACCTACACCCAATCTGTTTTCGCCAAGGCGAAAGAGAGGTCTTGGTTATATATTCAGGCACAAACGCCTGACGGTGTATTCAGGACCGGCTGGTTCAACCTGTTCACTGGCGTTGTCGGCACGGTATCAAATTGCACGTCAACGATTACATCCTACCCTAACGGCTGGTATCGCTGCACGATAACACACACTGGCGGGGCTGGGGCTGGCTCTCCTGTTGCAAGGCTTGGACCTACCGATGCTGACAACGTCACGTCCTACACTGGTGACGGAACTTCAGGGCTTTATGTATGGGGCGCGCAGATTGAGGCCGCAGCCTTCGCCTCCTCCTACATCCCCACCACCACAGTAAGCGTAACCCGCACTGCTGATAATTGTGTTCGCACACTTTCAACTGAATTTAGCGCAACTGTTGGAACCGTTGTTGTTGATGTAGCCGACTTTCAATCTTCTGACGTTTCAGTAAACAATGCCATTGCGTCATTTGATGACGCGACAGCTAATAACAGGTTCACACTGCAACGGACAAATACAGCGGGCGCGATGCGTCTGAACGTGTTCACGGCGGCGGTGAACCAAGCATCAATTGACGGATTTAGCGCAATCTCAACTGCAAGGGCAAAGCTCGCTGCCGCTTGGGCTGTGAATGACTTTGCAATTTCAGGAAATGGTGGAGCGGTTGCACCGGACAATCTTGGCACCTTGCCAGCAGTCACTCAGTTGAGCCTTGGGGCAAGGCTTACTGCGGAGCAATTGCAAGGCCACATCCGCACATTCGACTATTACCCGACACGCCTCCCCAACACCTACCTGGTTTCAGCCTCCACTTAACGAGGAACTATGACCCAACCCAACGCAGTGCCTGACTTCCTTGCAGCCGATGTGGCTGACATGGAAGCCAATCCCGTCCAGCCCTCGCAGACCGAAGCCCCTGCGCCCACGCCCGCTCCTGAAGCCGAGCAGGTCGAGAATGTCCCTGCCGAGCAGCAGGCACCTCCCACGCCAGACATTGAAGCCATCGACGGCGAGGACCGTGGACAGTTCATCCGCAAGGCGGCTCTCTACGAAGAGCGACAGCGCCGCAAGGAAGCAACGGAACGCTCCCGCGAGTGGGAACGGCGCTACACGGAAGACATGCGCAAGGCGCAGGAGCGTCTTGAAACGCTCTTCCGCAACGCGCAACAGCAGAACAACCCGCAGCCGCAGGCCCCGCAAATCCCGTCCCTTGAGGAAGACCCCATCGGGCATTTCAAGGCACAGAACGAGGAATTGCAGCGCAAGTTGCGCGAGCAGGAAGAGTGGCGCAAGTCGCTCGACCAGCGCAACGAGCAGGCCACTCGCGTCCAGCAGATTTCGCAGGACATCCAGCGACAGGAAGCCGAGTTCGCCGCTGTCAACCCTGACTATTACCAGGCGCATGAGCATCTGCAGAATGCATGGGTTGCCGAAGCCAAGGCGATGGGCATCCCGGACCAGGACATTCCAGAGGCCATCCGCGCCCGTTCCATTGAGACGGTGCAGATTGCCCAGCGGCTGAACCGCAACCCGGCAGAGGTCGCCTATCAGCGTGCACAGGCTCTCGGCTACAAGGGGCCACAAGCGGCACCGGCAGCAAAGGCACCGCAGGCAAAGGGGCCAGACCTCGACCGCATCGCGAAGGGGCAGGCGGTCGCCAAGTCTCCGTCTGCAGCCGCAGGAACGCCCGCAGCATCCTTGCAGAGCATTGAAGCACTTCTTGCCCTGACGGAGGACGAATTCGCTTCGCAGTTCGGCTCTTCCGATAACAAGAATTGGGAAAAGCGCATGCGCGCCATCATGGGCGCTCAGTAATTCCCGGCAGAATACGCCTTTCGTCACTCGCGACGTTAAACGAGATGTCCCGCGCACATTGAGCCGCGTTCCGTCTGCCCGACGTTAAACAAGGCACCACGTTCCGCACACGTTAGCTGCGCTCAAGACCCCAAAAAATCACATCAACATTCTGAAAGGAACAGTAGCTATGGCAGCTACCCAATTCCTGACCGGAAATGCTTTGACGGTGAAGGCATGGGCGAAGAAGCTATACGTACAGGCGATTTACGACTCGTATGCTTCTCGTTTCATGGGCTCTTCGGCGTCCTCGCTGATCCAGGTCAGAGACGAAGTGCGCAAAGGCCCCGGTGACAAAGTCACGGTCGGTCTGCGCATGCAGCTTTCCGGCACCGGCATCGCTGGTGACGATACTCTGGAAGGCAACGAAGAGGCGCTCATCACGTACTCGGACGCGGTCCTCGTTGACCAACTCCGACACGCAGTTCGAAGCAAGGGCAAAATGTCCGAGCAGCGCGTTGCGTTCGACGTGATGGCGGAACATCAGTCGGCTCTGTCTGACTGGTTCGCGGATCGTATTGACTCGGCGTTTAAACTGAATTGACGGACGCCCTGCCGGGTAACTGGCAGATAATAAACTGTGTGAACTGCTGGAACATCTCTCTGAGACAATCAGCAGCCAAGCCTTGATGAGTTAGGTATAGTTTGGTAGAGTGATAGAATGAAAAACGATCACGCAACCAGACTGTGCAAGAAGTGCAATTCCATCTTCCCGTTGAACACGTTTCCCAAGTACGGGGGCGACAATGGCGGGAGGCGGCATGAGTGCCACGATTGTTATCGGGCGCGAATGACCGAGCATTACGTAGCCAACCGAGAGCATAGGAAACGGGCGGCTCGTATAAATTACGCCAAAAACCCCGCTGCTCATTGGACGCCTGAAAGACGGGCAAGGGCCAATGAGTTGGCAAGGAAGCGTAATACCGAACTACGCACAAAAGTGTACGCGATGTACGGCGGAGCATGTGTTTGCTGCGGCGATGCAGAGCCACTCTTTCTGACGTTGGATCACATTGATAACAACGGAAAGATGATGCGTAAGGAAGTGCATGGAAAGGCAAGCCTGAACCTTTACAACTGGGTTGTGAAAAACAACTATCCAAAGGTTCTTCAGCTGCTCTGCATGAACTGCAATTTCGGGAAGTCCCGGAATGGCGGAACTTGCCCTCATCATTGAAGGTTCAACGACCATCCCGCAAGGGAGTAGGGCCAAGCGGCCCGAAGCGCACAGCCCCTCACGTTGAGGGTGATGATATGGTCTACTCTTACTGGCGACAGTAAGCAGCCGAAAGGCGGACTCCAGGTTAGCGACCTGAAGTCGAATACATGGCTTCAACCAGCTTTCTGGCAACACGGCCCAGACGGACACCCGCTACACGGGTTCCAACTCGACCGTGGCACCGTCAACGAATAACCTCATTCGTGTCGGTACGTCGGCAACCACGTCGGACGCTTCGTTGTCCACCGTTGACACCTTCACCATCACGACGCTTGACCGCGCCGTGGCGAAGGCGAAGACGCTCAACGACAGCGGCCAGCCCATCATTCGTCCGATCCGCTACAAGGGTCAGGACAAGTATGTGGCGTTCCTCCACCCGTACCAGGTCTACAGCCTGCGCACGACGGCCACGGCGAACACCGTGACGTGGTGGGAAATCAACCGTTCGGCTCTGTCGGGCGGTCGGGAGGAAGGTGCTGACAACATCTACCGTGGTTCGGTTGGTGAATACAACAACGTCATCATCCACGAGTCGGCCCGCGTGCCGCTTTGCTGCGATACGACGACGCCTGTTGCGAACACCCGTCGCGCGATTTTCTGTGGCGCACAGTCGGCCATCATGGCGACCGGGCGCGACAGCGACTCGCCTGACGCCAAGATGTCGCTGAAGACCGAAGAGTTTGACTACGGAAACCAAGTAGGCGTTTCCGCTGGTCTCATCTGGGGTCTGAAGAAAGCTATCTTCAACAGCAACGACTTCGGCGTCATCACCATGCACAGCTATGCTGCGGCACCGTAAGGAGGGATGAACTATGGCTGATTGGACAATGACCAATTCGCCTGCCCTCACGGGTGGGTTGAATAGCAACGTGGTGGAAGTGCATGCCGGATCGACGACTGTCCCGTTCGCATGGACGGCTAACGGCACGTCGATTTCGACATCTGCCCTCATCATGCTGGCTCGTATTCCGCACGGCGCGGTTATCACGAACCTTCAGGTGGCGGGGTGGAGCCCTGCCGACATCAAGGCGGATCTTGGCCTCACGGGCCAGGATGCGTCCCTGTATGTCGCTGGCGGCGGCATGTCCTCGACCGGCACGGCGGCATGGACGATCAAGACGGGCGCATTGCCGTCCACTTGCTCGCTCTCTGACGATACGCAGCCGCGTTATCGCATGCTGACGGCGAAGATCATTTCCGGGTCTTCGTGCGTGACTGCAATCATCCGTGGCTCGATCACGTATGTGGTCGGCACGGGTCGATCTGGACTGTAACGACTGCGGGGGCGGGCAATCACGCTCGCCCCCAACTTCAACCACGGTGCCTTATGCAATTCAGGAAGCTGCAAGACGTTCTGGAAGAGGGGATCGAATACCACGCCAAGGCAATGGAGGACCTTTCGCTGCTGCGAAGCGAGCGGGTCGAACTCTATCGCAAGGCAGAGTTCTGCTACGACCACGTCTTGAGTTACCAGCCTGATGCACCGATTACTTTATCCAATCTCGGCGCGCTCTATGCCGAGTTGGGCAAATACGGCATAGCCATTGCGCTCATCACGCGGGCCTATGAGTTGGACCCGTCATGGGACAACCTGAATGCCCTTGGCGCTGCCTACAAGCGGGCGCAACACATTGAAAAGGCGCGCGAGATACTGAAGAAGGCTCTGGAAATGGAGCCGAACAACAAGTTGACGCTTCACAACCTGTCAGGCTGCTACATCAACGAAGGCGAGCCGGAAGAGGCTATGAAGTACGCCCTGAAGGCCCTGGAGCAAGACCCGGACAATCCAAACTTTGCGCTCAATGCCAGTTTTGCGCAGCTTGAGATGGGTGACTTCGCGAACGGGTGGGACAATTACGACAAGGGCCGCGCCCTTACGACATGGGCCGCGCGAGATTACGGCAACGACATCGGACGATGGAATGGCGAGCCGGGGCGGAACATCATCGTATACGGGGAGCAAGGTGTCGGGGATGAAATCCTCTTCGCCTCATGCATTCCTGACCTTCTGAAGATTTCCAAGTCGGTGATCATCGACTGCCACCCGCGTCTGGTGGACATCATGAAGAGGGCATTTCCCCAGTGCGTTGTGCATGGCACGCGCAAGGAGGAGTTCATATCATGGGATCCGAAGGAGTCGGGCGCGGATTGCAAGGTTCCGATTGGTGCCTTGCCGAAGTTCTTCCGGCGCGACCTCAAGTCATTCCCGAAGGTCGCCAACTACATCAAGGCAGACCCGGAACTGGTGAGGAAGTACAAGAAGCCGGGGCTTCGCATTGGCCTGTCGTGGGCTGGCGGGACCAAGATGACGAATGTTTCCCACCGCTCCGTCAACCCGGAGGACCTGGGGCCATTGCTGACCGTCCCCGGCATTGATTGGGTTAGCCTGCAGTACACCGCCAAGGCGGGGGAAGAGGTTGACAAGATGCGCAAGCTGTTCGGCTGCAGCATCGAACACGATGACGCGATGAATGCGGACCTGAACGAACTGTTCGGCTGCGTTGCGGGCCTTGACCTCATTGTCACCGTCTGCACCAGCGTGGTGCATTTCGCGGGGGCAATGAACAAGAAGGCCATTGTGATGACGCCCATCAAGTCCGCATGGCGCTACATGGTCAGGCCCATGCCGTGGTATCCGCAGCATGAACTGATTGTGCAGCAAAAGCCGGGTGAGTGGGGCGATGTCCTGCAGACCATACGCGGCAAGCTGATGGACATGACAAAGGCGAGGGCTGCGTGAGCGGCAAGAAGCGCCCCCTTAAGTATTTCATAAGGGGTCGCTCGCTGGAGCCTAAAACGGTTGGCTGGCGCACCATCTGCGAGGTTCACCGCAACATATTGAAAATCGTTGATGACGAAATAAAGCCGAAGGACGAGGCCCTGGCTGCGCGTCTCTCTGACCTGGTCGAGGAGTGTTATGATCTCGGCAAGCGCATGGACGCCAAGTTGCGGGAGAATTCGGTCGATTACATGTCACAGGTCTATATCAAGAACTCAGGCAGGTGATTGCACACATGAAGACACACAAGCGCCCCCTGCAATACTTCATCAGGGATAAGTCCCTTGAGCCCGCAAAGAGTGGCTGGCGCACCATCTGTGAGGTTCAGCGGCAGTTGCTGAAGATGGTGGATGACGAATTGAAGCCAAAAGACCCGGAACTGGCATCCAAGTTCACGACGCTGATCGAGGAGTCATATGACCTCGGCAAGCGGATGGACAGGCGACTGCGCGAGTTCAACGGGCATTACATCCAGGATGTTTATGAGCAAATCCAACCTGATTAGCGACGAATACAAGCAACTGCAGATCAAGACACACGAGGATAACCCGGAGTGGGGACGGGCGGCTCAAGCCAATGCTTCTGCCATCTTGAAGTTCTGCAAGGATAACGGCTTCAAGAAAGTTCTCGACTACGGATGCGGCAAGCAGAGGCTTAGGGATGCCTTGGCCCCCCACGGCATTGAGGTGTCGGGCTACGATCCCGGCATTCCGGGGCTGGACGTGTCGCCACCGCCACATAACCTCGTGGTCTGCATTGATGTCCTTGAGCATATTGAGCCTGAGTACCTTGACGACGTCTTGCAAGACATCAGGCGTCTGACGAAGAAGATTGGCATTTTCACGATCTCGACACGACCTGCCGAAACGATTTTGGCAGACGGCACGAATGCACACCGGATCATAGAGCCGTCAAGCTGGTGGCTGGACCGGCTTTGCCGGGTTTTCAGCGTCCATATGTTCACCCGCGAAAAGGACGGCTTCGGAGTGCTTGTGCAATGAAGATATACATCGGCTACGACGATCGCGAACAGACAGCCTACGACGTTTGCAAGCATTCCATATTGAAGCGTGCGAGCATCCCGGTGGAAGTCATTCCGCTGATGCACAAGCCCTTGAGGAACTCTGGGCTGTTCAAGCGGCCGTGGAAGATTGACGCTCTTGGGCAGTACATCTGCGAAGTGGACGGGCGTCCTTTCTCGACGCAGTTCAGTCATTCAAGGTTCCTCGTGCCGGAACTGGCGCGGCTCACGGAAACGGAATGGGCAGTCTTTGTCGATTGCGACTTCCTGTTCCTTGATGACGTGAAGAACCTCTTTGACCTCCGAGACCCGTCCAAGGCCATCCAGGTCGTGAAGCACAATTACAAGGCGGATGGGATGAAGATGGATGGCTGCATCCAGCAGTCCTACAACCGGAAACTCTGGTCGAGCCTGATGCTGTTCAACGTGAATCATCCGGCCCACGACAAGATGACCCACAACGAAGTGAACGAGTGGGATGGGCGGGAACTGCATCAGTTGAAGTGGCTTGATGACAAGCACATCGGGGCGCTTCCTGAAGCATGGAACTGGATACCGAGCCACTCTAAGGGAAGCCCGTCTGCCGTGCATTATACGGAAGGGATGCCCTTCATGCCTGGATATGAGTGCGAGCCCTATGCGGCCGAGTGGGTCAGGGAGCTGGCGGGCATGCACCATCCGAGCATGAAGCTATGAGGCGACGACAGGCATTGGCCGCACAGACGGCGGCGAAGGAAGCGGCACGGGTTTCTCCCGTTGTCGAGTTGGCCCCGGTTCCCGTGAAACGCGGCAGGCCAAAGGGCTCAAAGAATAAAGCGAGGGTAGTCAATGACGACATTCGGGGTCATGCAGGACCGGATAGCGGACGAGTTGAACAGGACGGACCTGACCACGCAAATCCAGTATGCGATCAAGACGGCGATCAAGGTCTATGACAAGCAGCGGTTCTGGTTCAACGAATCGCGCTCCTTCACGTTCTCGACGGTAGCGGCGCAGGAATTCTACACCTCGTCGGACAACGCCGACATTCCGAACTTGCTTGCCATCGACAGCGTACAGATTGCCATCACGTCTACGGACAAGTATCTGCTCCAGAGGGTGCCTTACGAACAGATTGAGGCCATCAGTGCTAACGGAACCTCGGATGAGGGGCAGCCCACATGGTTCTGTTATTACAACAAGCAAATCCGTCTCTATCCCATCCCCGATGCCACCTATACCATTCGCGTATCGGGACATTGGGCCTTGTCTGACCTGAGTGCCACCACCGACACCAACAACTGGATGACGGACGGGGAAATCCTCATTCGCTCACGGGCGAAGCGTGAACTCTACACGCACGTCATACGAGACGTGGACGGGGCTGCAGCAATGGCGCAGGCGGAAGGTGCCGAACTGAAGGAACTGAGGTCGGCTTCATCCCTGCGTGGCTCATCCGGCCTCGTTGCCGCGACTGACTTCTGACCATGAAACTCCCATTTGGGCCTTGGCTTCCAGACCTTCCGGCTCTGGGAAATCCCGGAAACACGGACGCGAAGAACGTCATTCCCGGCTCCAACGGGTACATGCCGTGGTATGCGGTGAATCCGTATTCCAATGCCCTGACAGCACGCGCCCAAGGGGCCTTTGCCACGAAGGACAATGCAGGCACCGTCCACGTCTATGCGGGCGATGCGACGAAGCTTTACCTTCTATCCTCTGCCACATGGACGGACGCCAGCCGATTGGTTGGCGGGGCCTATGCATGCCCCACTGACACGCAGTGGCGCTTCGTGAAGTATGGCTCGACGGCGATTGCCGTGAACGGGGCGGATGCGCCACAGGCCATTTCTCTGTCAGCCGGTGCAAATTTCGCTGCCCTTGCCGGGTCGCCACCGACAGGGCGGCACATTGCTGTCGTGCGGGAATTCGTTGTGATCGGGAATATCACGTCGGCCCAGAACAGGGTGCAGTGGTCATCCTCGAACAACTCGACATCCTGGACAACGGGAACGAACGAAGCCAACCAGCAGGACATTCCTGACGGTGGCATTGTCCAGGCCATTGTTGGGGGCGAAGTCGGCTACGTATTCATGGAACGCCAGATCGTTCGCATGGTGCGTGTACCGGCTCCCATCACATTCCAGTTCGACGTGGTCGAGCAGGCGCGTGGTGCGCTTGCGCCTTATTGCGTGGTCCCGGTCGGGTCGGGCGTGTTCTACCTGTCGGCGGACGGGTTCTTCTACTTCGACGGGGTGCAGTCACAGCCCATTGGTGAAAACGGCATAGACCAGACGTTCTTCAGCGAGGTGAACACCTCATATTATGACCGCATCAGCGCGGTGGTGGACCCGGTCAGGAAGCTTGTCTTCGTGGCTTATCCAGCAGGTGGTGGCGGTATCTGCAATAAAATCCTGTGCTGGCACTGGCCCGAAAGGCGTTGGTCATACGTGGTTCAGGACGTTGAGTTGCTCTACAACCACTTCGGCCTTGGTGTCGGATTGGACAGCATCTCAGGCACGCTTGAGAGCCAAAGCCTGTCATTCGACTCCACAGCCTATCAGGGCGGCAACCAATCCATCGGGGCGTTCAACTCGGCGCACAAGTTGTCATTCTTCGACGGGTCCAGCCTTGAAGCCGTGATGACCACGGCAGAAGCCCAGATCAATGAGACGGGACGCGCGCAGGTGCAGGAAGTTGCCCCATTGGTGGACACTTCGTCAGCCACGATTTCCATTGGTTCGCGTGAAACCCAACACGGTTCGGTTTCCTACTCTGCAGAGTCTTCGCAGAACTCGGCTGGTATTTGCCCCACGCGCTCGTCAGGGAGGTTCCTGCGGGCAAGGATGACGATACCGGCTGCGACAACATGGAACTATGCGCAGGGCGTTGACCTTGTGAAGGTTTCCTCGATGGGGATGAGATGACGGTTTCGAACTTCACCCCGGTCAGGAAAATCCCCCCGCAGGCGACTACGCGCGAAATCGTGGACGCGGTCAATTCCATCATAACCAATTTCCCGCAATTCGGGTTCCGTGACCATCGTGGCATTTGCACCGTGGTTGCGGACTACACGGTCACGGAAGGCGATTGGACAATCCTTGCCGATGCGAGTGCGACGACAACTTTGGTTGTTACGCTTCCGGCCGTGTCATCCTATCCGTGGCGAACGCTGAACGTGAAGAAGATTGATTCATCTGCCCATCCGGTCATCATTGACGGGAACGGGGCAGAGACGATTGACGGGGCTACGACGAAGTCCACGACAACGCAATACGCAGGCTGGGCGCTCCATACGGATGGCAGCGCCTGGTACATCATTTGAGCGGCGAATTTTTCCAGCTTCCGCCCAATACGGTGGCGCAGGCTTGGCCTGTGATCCGTCCGCGCATCATGAGCGGGGTGGAGCGGTCCACGGGCCGTCTCACGGAGATGGCGGCTTTCGACTACATCGCGTCAGGCAAGTGGCAATGCTGGGTGTACTGGGAGGCGGGTGAGTGCCTCGCGGCCTGCATCACCCGCATCAACGTCCATAGTTCTGGGTCAAAGTCCGTCGAAGCCATCATGGCTTCCGGCGACCATCGCGAGAAGTGGCAACGCCTCGCTGTCGAGACGTGGAAGAAGTTTGCAAAGTCGGAGGGGTGTTCTCTCCTTGAGTTGTACGCAAGGCCAGGGTGGGAACGTGTGTTTACAGAGTTCAAGAAGACGCACGTTGTACTTGAATTGAGGATTGATTGATGAGCAAAGACCAGAAGACCACGACCACGCAGCAGAATGATCCGTGGAAGCCAGCGCAGGGTGCGCTTAAGGACATTCTCAGTCGGGCGCAGTCTCTTAACGCCAAGGGGACCAACTATTTCCCCGGCTCGACGGTTGCTCCGTTCTCTGGCGATACCATGAACGCCATGAGCGCCATTCGCAACATTGCGAATGGCGGGAGTGCGCTCTATGGGCAGGGTGGAAATGCCATCACAGGGGGATTGAGTCAGGCGCTCTCTACAGCCAATGGCGATTACCTGAACAACAACCCGCACCTGCACGACATGTTCTCAGCCCTGTCGGGCGACGTGCAGGACGCGGTGAACTCTCAGTTCAGCGCATCGGGCAGGACGGGAAGCCCCGCGCACGCAGGCGTGATGACGCAGCAGTTGGGGAACTTGGGCGCGCAGATTTACGGACAGAACTACGCCAACGAGCGACAGAACCAGATGCAGGCGATCAACCAGTTGGGCAACCTTGCGGGCATGATCCCGGGCTATGACGCCTACAAGTACAATGACCTGAACCAACTTCAGGGCATCGGCGCGCAGCAGGAGAACAAGGCGCAGCAGGGCCTCACGGAAGACTTCAACCGCTACATGTATAACCAGCAATCCCCGTGGGACAACCTCATCAAGTACGGTGGCCTCGCCTCTGGAATTGGCTCGATGGGCGGTACTTCCAACGGTACGCAGACGCAGCCGGGTCCAGGGATTCTTGGTGGCATTGGTGGCCTGTTTGGCCTCACGGGCGCATTGAAAGACACGGGCGCATTTGGCCCAGCCGGATGGCTCTTTTAGGGGTAGAAAATGGCAGCACCGTATTATCTCGCGGCCCCCAAGGGCGACGAGTACCAGCCATCGTTTTTCGAGAAGCTATCCAACGGCATCAACAACATGCCGAGCGAGAGCTTCTACAACCTCGCCAGTGCGCTTGCGACCCCGGGGCCTTGGGCGCAGAGGCTCACCGCTGGGCTTGCCGGATTTGGCTCGCCCATCGCAGCACAGAAGAAGAAGCAGGGCCTAGCTGCTGCCTTCGACCAGCTTCTCCCCACCATCCCGGAAGCACAGAGGCCGATCTTTGCCGAGATGGTGAAGAATGACCCGCAGGCTCTCATGGGTGCACTCTCAACGCAGATGTTCGCAAAACCGAACGAGCCGACAAGCGACATCCAGAACTACCAGTTTGCGGTTCAGCAGGGCTTCCCGGGGACGTACTTCGACTTCAAGAAGCAGTTGGCGCAGGCACAGGTTACGCCTCTTGGGGTAGACGTTCCAGGCGTTGGGACCATTGACCCCAAGACCGGCGCTCCGATGGCACCATCAGCACCACCTCCGCAGGCCATGCCATCGCCGTCCCGTGGTGCGCCCGTGCCGCCACCTGCGTCGGTCATTGCTCCTGACAGTCCGGGACAGTTCTTCAATCCCGACATGCACAAGAACACGCTTGGCGATGGCATGATGCCGCCAGAGATGCAGGGGCCTCCCCCTCTCAATGCGGCTGACTTCCCGCCCGCGCCTGCTCCTACAGCGCCACTGCGACCCATCCTCGACCCGCAAGCCAAACTGCTGAACCTTGGTGCGCCTCCGCAGGGCCAAATGTGGGTTTACGGCGCGGATGGGAAAACTCCTACGCTGCAATCTGTTCCCGGTTACAAGGCTCCGGCGGGGCAAGTCCCAGCCGAGGTTGGGGCAAGAATTGGTTTGGCCGAAGGGTTCCTGAAAAGGTTTGACCAAATCAAGAAAAGGCTCCCTGAACTTGATAGCATCCAAGGTCGTGGGCAAATCCTGTTCAACACGGGAACAGGGGCGGAGGTTAAACGCTACATTGAGAGCGGGTCAGAGGCCCTCATCAGAAGCCTCACTGGCGCAGGAAAGTCACAAGAAGAAGCCAGAAGCTATGCAAGCCGCTATCTTCCGCACCCGCTTGATACAGACTTCGACCTGAACAGCAAGTTGGAGGGCCTCAAGTATGACCTTGAGAACTCAATCTCTGGAACCATGAGTGATCGTGGTGGATGGCAGTCCCCTGCCAAAGAGCCAGAGCCATCCAAGGAAGACCTTGAATTTACAGCCAAGAAATACGGAATTTCCGTGGAAGAGGTTAAGCGGAGGCTGAAGAATGCCAACTGACCTTCTCGCCCCTGCAAAGACCAATAAACCCAAGGACTTGCTTGCCAAGCAGCCAAGCGTATTTGATGAAATCATGCAAGGCCCTGTTGGTCAGGTAGGTTCTGGTATATTGGAGGGGGTCGCCTCACTTCCGGGCCTTCCGGTCGAATTGGCGTCATGGGCGAAAGGCATTCCGCTTGAAGGTTCCAACCTTGAGAATTGGGGTGCAAAAGGCTGGCAAGACTTTGCCCGCCGCAACATCGGCGAAATCTCCGCCCCAGCACCGACAGACGACCTTGGCCGCGCCTCGCGCAAGTTGGGCGGGTTCCTGGGTGGTGGTGCGGTTGCGGGGCCTGCGGCAATGGTCCCCAGTCTCACAGGCTTCGTCGGCTCTGAAATTGGTCGCGAGACGGATAAGGCTGGCCTTACGGGAGGTTACGGGGAAACTATTGGGGGACTTGCTGGAGCTACTATCCCCGGCCTCGTCCGTGGACAGCTCACTTCAGGACTCAAGAAAGCCCCATCAAACGACGAACTCAAAGCCGCAGGGCAAGCAGCGTACCACGCAGCAGATAATTCAGGGGTCATGTTCACCCCCGGCGGTCTCTCGAAACTCGCCGAAAGCGTTAAGAGCGCAGCCGCCGACTTCGGGTATGATCCGGCTCTCCAGCCCGGGATCAAGGTCGTCCTCGACAGGCTTGAACAAATCGCCCAAAACCTGACGACCTTCAAGGGTCTGGATCAGGTTCGCAAGATCGCCAATAACGTTGCTCGCGATGGCACCAACCCTTCGCAGCGATCCCTTGCCGGAAGCATCGTCACCAAGATTGACGACTTCATCGAACACGCTGGCCCGACTGATGTGGCATCGGGCGATACCGCAGCGGCTCAGACGGCAGTCAGGACGGCTCGTAACCTCTGGAGCAGGCTCCGCAAGTCGGAGATGATTGACGAGGCTCTTGGCAAGGCTGAGAGACGTGCCGCGTCTACTCACTCGGGTGGGAACCTCGACAACGCCACACGGCAGAACATCCGCGCCATTCTTGACAACCCAAGGAAGGCAAGGCTGTTCACCAAACCAGAGCGTGCGCTCATGGAGAAGGTTGTGCGCGGCACGGCATCCCAGAACGCGCTTCGATTGCTTGGCAAGCTATCGCCGGATGGTAGTGGGCTAATGTCGGTTTTTGGTATTGGTGCAACCTATGGGGCGGGCGGCATTGGTGCGGCTCCGTTCCTTGCGGGCTATGTCGCCAAGAACATCGCGAACTCCCTTACCGAGCGAAACATCAAGTTGCTGTCAGAGGCAGTCCGCAGGGGCAGCCCCGGATCATCACCGGCGGACATTGCGGAGAAAGTTCGACTCATCATGGGTGAGGCACAGCGCCGTGCCGCTCTCGCTGGAAAGTCAGCAGCACCCGCTATTCTCGGCTCATTCAATACGAGGTCTCAATAATGGCAACAGGCGTCAAATCCTGGTCTAGACCATATCGTTAACTGTGGTAGAATAGTCTCGTCAATTAACGACGAGGCAAGCCATGAAACTGAAGGACATGACGCCTGAAGAGGCTGAACGCAGACGGGAAACCCTGCGGCGCTACAACGGCAAGCCAGAGCGCAAAGAGTACATGCGGGCTTGGTACGAGAAGAACCGGGAGCGGCACCGGGAACTGGGCCGCAAGTGGCAGCGTGAAAACCACGAATACAGCTTGGCTTTGCACCGAGATGGATACCGCAGGAACAGGACTGCACGACTTGAGAAAGGTCGCGGCGCATATCATCGGGACAAGCTGACCCCGAAGATGATCGCCAAGAACCTGATGGGTGGGGCGCGCAGGCGAGCGCGTGAAAGTGGCATTGAGTTCACACTGACCAAGGAATGGGTGCTTGAGAAGGTGCTTGCCGGGGTCTGCGAAGTGAGCGGGCTTAGGTTTGAGCCGGGGAGCGGGCTTCACCACCCGATGTCTCCATCACTGGACAAGATCAGCCGAGATGCTGGCTACACGCCAGAGAACACGCGCCTAGTTATATGGGCCGTGAACAATTTGAAGGGCATAGGAACTGACGAGACAATGTGGAAAGTGGTTGAAGCGATGATTTCCAATCGTAGCAAGAAGGGGCCTAGATAATGGCAACTGGTGTGAAGTCTTGGAGCACAACGGCGGCAAGTAACGACTCTGCCGACTCCGCGATTAATTGGCTGGAAGGACAGGCTTAATTTGGGCCCCTTGTGGTGAAAGCCACATTGAATAACAGCGTGAATTGCTGGAACGTCTCGCAAGAGAAAATCAGCAGCCAAGCCCCTCACGGGGAAGGTTCAACGATCAGGGTTTAACCCGTAGGGCCAAGCGGCCCGAAGCGCGCTGCACCCCAATGGGGTGATGATATGATCTGATCTCAAAGGCGACTTTGAGCAGCCCGAAAGGGCGGTTTGGGACTTTGCACGCCCAAGCGAACATAATGCCATCCACAGTCAATGATTCATCCCGCGCCATGATGGCTGCGGTGAAGTCTTGGTATAATCTCATCGCTGGTGGAACTGTGTCCACGGGGACGGTGGGTGGAACTACTAGCGCCGTCACACTCACTTGCTCGCCTACGGTGGACGCTCGTTCCAACGGGCAGAGGTTCCTGTTCAAGGCAACGTCAGACCTTGTCGCTTCTGCCACCTTGTCGGTTGACGGACTAACGGCACTGGCCCTGACCATCAAGGGCGTTGCCATCTCGACGGGTCACGTCAAGAACGGAGACCTGATTGTGGTGTCCGACGATGGGACGAACTACGAAATCATATCGCAGCTTCGCTCGTCCCAGATCGTCAATGCCCAGACGGGAACAACCTACACGGTCCTTTCCTCTGACCGTGGAAATCTTGTCACCATATCAAATGTTGCTGCCATTGCCATCACGCTGCCACAGGCGACGTCGTCTAGCGCATTCTCGGCAGGATTCTGGACCGAGATTGAGAACATCTCAACCTCAAGCCTTGCCACGATTACCCCCACGACTTCGACCATCAATGGCGCTTCCACGCTCATTGTTTATCCGGGGCAGCGGTACAAGATTACAAGCGACGGCACGAACTACCGCGCCATCAAGATGGGCTCTGACTTGTGGCGGTACAGCGCGAAGACGGCGAACTATACGCTGCTCCCTGCTGACGTGAAGCCGCCGACAGTTTTTGACTTCACGACTGCGTCTGCCACATTGTCAACCAATGTCGCTTCCAGCAACTTTTCCGGTGGCGTGTTTATTGTAAAAAACTCGGCATCCACAGGGGATGTGACCTTCGATCCGAACTCGACAGAAACCATAGACGGATCGACAACCCTCATCATTCACCCTGGACAAACGTATCTGATCCAGAGCGATGGCTCTAACTGGAAGTCGATTGGCGACAACGTTCTGATGAAGTCGTCGGCCATTGCGTCGAAGACAGGAAGTTACTCGGCCACGACTGCGGACAGGGGCAAGAGCATCCGCTTTGCGGGTTTGGCAGCAGACGCAACCTTGACACTCCCGGCGGCTGCTACGTGCGGTGATGGATTTGTGCTGTACGTCAGCAACGAGGACACCACAGACACCGCTCCGTTTGGTGTCATCGTTGATCCGAACGGTGCAGAACTGATCGACGGCTTTTCGACCCGCAAAATGTACACGGGATCGCGCGTCACGCTCCTCTGCGACGGTACTGGCTGGCGCACGGTAAATGGTGTTTACAGGTTTTTCTCTGGCGACCAGACACTAGCAACGTCCACCGTTACCACGTTCACGCACGGCTTGGGCGTGAGGCCGAGGCGCATGTGGGGCGAGTACAAGTGCACAACAACAGACCTCGGATACGCGGTTGGAGATGTCGTTAGCGCGGCCGGAGCAATCGAATCTGACGGCGCGGTTGTTCGAGGCGTTACCCACACCTCAGACTCAACAACGCTGAAGATGATAACGGGCAACAGTGTAAATCCGTACTACCCGCGCAAAGATACCGGCGCGCTCGCAAGTATTACGGCAGCAAGTTGGCGCTACCGCGTCTACGCGGAGGACTAGCCCATGCTCATCCCCGCAATTGCCGCGCTTATAGGCGCTATCCTCTACCGCCTTCGTGGTGGGCCTCTCAAAGACTGGTTCGGCATCGGCACTCAGTTGTCGCGCCTTGCTTGGGCCATCCCCACGGCTGCACTGATGACGGAGATGTCTCACGCCCCGTGGTGGCTTGCGCCCATCCTCGTCCTCACGAATTGGGGCTCTCTCGTCATGTTCGGGACAGGGCAATACCTGCCCCTGAACGCCAAGCTGAACTACCCAGACTTGCTTGGCTTCTACCGCAACTGCCTCGCAGCCATTCCGGTGTTCTACTTCTCGCCTGAGATGTTTGGCTTATACGCGATAGTTGGTGCCACTCATTCGGCGCTCTACTGGCTTGGGCATCGCACTGGATACGGCTCACAGGCCGGTGAATGTCTTGTTGGTGCGGCTTCATGGGTGGCAATAACGATATGTCGATGAAACCTTCAGATTGGGTTCTAAGCTTCCTGAAGCAGTTTGAGGGCTTGGCCCGCGTCGGGAACGATGACCTTGTGTACCCGTATAAGGATTCATCCGGCTACCCAACTCAGGGCTATGGGCGGCTTCTGAGCAAGGACACGAATGCCCCGCTGAGTAATTGGCCACCAATCACGAAGGATGAGGCCGAAGCGTGGTTTGCGCATGATGTTGGTGTGGTTGCAGACCAAGTCAACTCCGCTGTGAAAGTAACGCTAGACCAAGCGCAGTTTGACGCTCTTGTCAGCCTCACATTCAACATTGGCGTCGGGCAACTTCTGACCTCAACGCTACTCAGAAAGCTAAATGCACATGACTATTTGGGCGCGGCTGGCCAGTTCGTCCGCTGGAACAAGGACCAACACGGAAAGCCAGTTTTAGGACTTACTCGCAGACGTGCGGCAGAGCGCGATCACTTTCTTAGGGGCTAGAGATGGATGAGCTTAATCATTGGGTTGGTCTTGTTGCTGCTGCTGTTGGTAGCTTCTTCACGGCAGCAGTAGGCGTTGCCATGAGGCACGCCCACAAGGTGCAGAGGGGCGAGCCATTCAGCTGGATTCGCGTTGCCCTTGACGGGCCTACCGTCCTGTTTATGGGCCTCGTAGGTGGTGCGCTGGGGCAATACCTCCACTCGGCATACGCCATGCCGGAATTGTTCGGCAGCGTCATTGCGGCGTCAGGTGGCTACCTTGGCCCATCCGTGGTTGACAGGCTGGCGGAAGCCATCGCGAAGAGGGCAGGAAAATGATGCGCCGCGCCCTTCGGAACACCCCGCTGCATGTTGGGAACATCATTGCGTGGCTGATCCTGGCGCTGTCGATTGGTTTTGCCGTTGGGTGGGTAGCAAACGGTGAGCGTCTTTACGGCAACTGCACGGTGATAGTGTGAGCAAGCAAAAGAAGCCGAAGCGCAAGGGCGGGGATACCACCAAAGCCTCGCAGCGCATTTTCTACCGCCGCCCACGAGACATGTTTGCCGAATTCATGTGGTCAGGTCCCGGCTTTGTGTTCGCCGTTCTCGTCTTCGGCGCGCATGTCATATTCATCCATATGTTTGGGTGACGGATGCCCTATCCACGGCTTTCCAAAAAAGAGTGGAACAGGCGCAAGAGTTTCATCCATAAGGCACTAAAGGCCGGATACCCACCTCCGGGGACGATAGGCCACCACGGGCAGGCGGCAATTGCCGTCGCCGCGAGGGCGCTAGGAATCCAGCCATGCTCGCTGCAGAACGCAATCCGCTCTGCCGAACTGCAGGGCTTCCCAATGCCGGATTGGTCGCTCTACAAGCAGGATGACGGCAAGGCGATACCGGACAAGACACCGGACACGATCAGGACACGCAACCAGATTGCTGACCTGAAGCGGCGACTTGACGAGGCCCTGAAATACGCGGCGAAGCTGGAGGACATCCGGGGATCAGTCTTCAACCTTGCACCGGACAAGTTGCAGATACCCAAGTGGCAGGTTCCTGCAACAAGCACCAAGTCACAACCGGAAATCCCCACGCTGTTCACGTCAGACTTCCAGGCGGGTGAGGTTATCCGCTCAAGTGAGTTGGACTTCCCGAACGACTACAGCCCCGACATTTTCCGGGAACGCTATCGCCGCCTGATCCGCACCAGCATCAAGCTGCTGGAGCGCGAAAGCCCGAAGATGGAATACCCCGGCTTCGTCTATCTCCGGGGAGGCGATGCGGTATCGGGCGACATACACGCCGACTTGAGTGAGACGCAGGACACGGTCCCCACCGAACAAACACAGATGGTGGCGGAAGAGGAGATACGCGGCCTTGAGGAACTGCTGCGCGTCGTTCCCAAAGTAACCGTCTATTCCGTTCCCGGCAACCATGACCGGGCCACGCTGAAGCCACGGGCGAAGAGGTTCGTGGCGCTTACCTATGACTACCTCGCCATCTGGGCGATTGAATCCTACTTCAAGGCCAAGGGTGAGACGCGCATCACGTTCTGCGCACCTCCATCTGGTGACGCCTATTACACGCTGTTCAACACGCATTACCTTCTGACGCATGGCGACAGGATAGGGGCAAGGGGCGGGCAAGGCTTCATCGGCCCATCGGCTGTCATCAGCAAGGGGATTCACAAGGTTCGTGCGCAAATGGCGCGCATGGGAAGGCCCGTGGACTACGTCCTGACAGGCCACTTTCATGTTGCGATGCAGCTTCCCAACGGGATTGCAAATGGGTGCCTTGCTGGATTCAGCGAATACGCCAAGAGCGAGTTACGGGCAGAGCCAGAGCCACCAACACAAACCATGTGGTGGACGCACCCCAAGTGGGGCCTAACGACGATCAGGCGAGTGAGGGTGGATCATGACTGATGACATCGAAGTCGAGCGCACCGTCACTGTAGCCGTTGAGGCGTTGCCGTTCTGGCACGCGCACGCGCACGACGCCACGCTGCGCATGTGGATATTCCGCGAGATTCACGGCATCGAAATGCCACTCACCCCCGCAACACTCGAATACATGGAAAGCGCGTTTCAATGGATCAAGAAGGGCAAACGGAAAAAGCCGGACTTGAAGGTAGTGAAGTGATGCAAGCCCCCAACAGAAGGTTTTCGGTGAACGAGGGAGTCGGGCCATTTGTGATTTCTGTGGGCTTCACGCAGGATCACACGGGGGCCTGGACGGTTCCTTATGAGGCTTTCATTAGCTCGCGAGGAAGAAGCGGCACCGAACTCGATGACCACTTGTATGAGATAGGCGTCCGCATTTCGAAAATAATGCAGGGCGAGTGACGTGCTTGCGGTGCCGCATTATCGGCAACGCACAAACTACACTTGCGGGCCAGCCTGCTTGCGCATGGTACTTGAGTACCACGGAAAGTCACTCAGCGAAGAAACCATTGAAAAGCGGTGCGGGGCAGACCCTGCAAATGGAACATCACCTTTCAAGATTGCAAGGTTTCTGAGACGCAACAGGTATAGCCACAAGCAGCAGCAGCGCATGACGCTGTCGTTGCTCACCGCGTATCTGGAGCGCGGATGGCCCGTCATCGTGGCCTATCAGGCATGGCCTCACAAACCATCACAGACTGACTTGGGGAGGTCGTGGGATCATGGACATTATTCAGTTGTGGTTGGCATTCGCGATGCTCGTGTTTGCCTGGTGGACCCTTCTTCCAGAAGACCACGACGGTATCTAGACGCGGACAAGTTCATCGCTTCATGGCGAGACATTGAGAACAGCGGGCGCATTTACCGCCGCTGGGGTGTGGCCGTTGGGCCGAAATACAGGAGGCGCACATGAAGTGTGGCGAATGCAGATTCTACAACGAAATCCGGCATCGGGGCGGCGAATGCCGCGCCGACCCGCCGAGACTTTTCATGGATGGAAGCGGCCGGTCTGGCTGGCCGCCGACAGGGCGAGACGAATGGTGCGGTCGTTTCGTTGCGAAGGATAGCACCGCAACAGAGGTCGTTGTCGGACAGCCTCACATTCAGGAGTAACACACATGGACGTTCCTTATGGAAAGTCGGTCGTTGTGCCGTTCAGTTTCGTGGACGCAAACGGCAACGCGGCGAAGGTAGACGGGCTCCCGGTCGTTTCCTCAACGCTTGGCGAAGTTGTTGTAGCAGCTACGGACACTGGCTTTACGGCTACGTTGACCATTGGCGCGGTAGGTGCTGCCTCCCTTTCCGGGACGGCTGACGTTGACCTTGGCGAGGGCGTGAAGGACCTGGCGTTCGCGCTGGGTGACTTTGTCGGCCTTGCCTCGCCGGAAGCCGCCGCCGTTCAGGTTGGCGAGCCTTCCATCATCTAGTGAAGTCGGGCGGGTGGTAAGGCCCATCCGCCCTTCTTGTTCCGCCTGCCAAGTGTAGGACGGACATTCGGGGTCGCTAGTCGCCCCTAGCAATGAAAGGAAACAACATGCTTGCACTTCTTCCGAAGGAATTCTTCTTCAGCTTGATCCGCCACGCCCTCACGGTTGGGGCTGGATGGCTTGTCTCTCAGGGCATGACTGACGGTGATTCAGCCCAGGCGCTCATTGGTGGCGTCATGGGAACCATTGCGGTTTCGTGGTCCCATTGGGTCCACACGCCGTAATGGGCTGGCTTAGAACAGCGGGGGCGGCAGTCGCCGTCCTCGTAATTCTCTACGCGGGCTGGACTGCTGCTGGCTGGCGTGCAGATGCCATGCAACTTGAGAGTGCCAAGATTGAGCTTCGGAACCAGATAGAGCGTACCGTCGCCTCTGACCGCGAGCGACTTGCCGTTCAGGAGAAGCTGACACAGGCCCAGGAAATGCTCGCCAAGAAGCTAGGAACAACCCTCAAAGCGATTCAAGACCATGCACCGAAAAGCCATGACTGCGATATTCCTGACCCTGTCGCTAGTCAGTTGCAATCACTTAGATCAGGCCAATAGCTGTCCCCAGCCGCCCCCGGTTCTGCTTCAGCGTGAACCATCCCTTGCAGAAATCAATCCGCTCAAGATGCCGTTGAGCCAGCAAGAGGCTTTGACGCTATGGGCGAAGGACGCCGCGCAGTACGAAGCCCTGCGGGAGCGTCACACCGATTTGCAGATGTGGATTCGTTACTGGTGCCTCGCTCACTACGGGAACAAATAAATGCCATCCCTAGCCGACCTTCTCCGCAATGACCCGTGGGGCGCTCCCCCGCAAACACCGCTTGCCAAGACAGTGACGGATGTCGGCTTTGACCCGTCCTTGGGCTTTGCCGGGGCGGTGGATACCTACCTCGCACGCCTCAAGAAGATGCAGGGCGGTCTTGCACAGGACATGCTCGACACCGCTGCGGACCCTAATGCAGAGGGCATCCAGAGGGCAGCGAACCTGCTAGGCGGGCTTGGGCTGAAGATCGCAAACGTGCCTATGGCGCTGATGCCATCGTCTCAGGAACTCAGGGACCGTGCCTATCAGGCGGGGGCATCTCCAGAGGTCCAGGCGCTTGGTGGGGCTTTGGGTGATGTGGTCAACATTCCAGACCCTGCTACGGTAGGTCCTGCGCTTGCGGCTCTTGTGAAGGCGGGGGCGACAGCGAAGGGTCTGGCTGCGGCTGCACCATTGGGGTTTAAGGCTATGGCCGTTGCTCCGGGTAAGGGGCGCGGTCTTGCAGAACTTCTCGCAGACGCTACTCCAGCAGAACAAGCAGCCCTCAAGGCTAGGCTGGAAGCAGAAGCAGCACAGACAGGTGGTCAGGCTTCCAGTGTTTCACGGGAACAAGCCTTGAATGGGCTGACGGGGGATAACGGCATCATCGCCTATCACGGTTCCCCTCATTCCTTCGACAAGTTCGATATGTCGAAGATTGGAACGGGTGAGGGGGCGCAGGCTTATGGGCATGGGTTGTATTTTGCTGAGAAAGAGGATGTTGCAAGGGCGTATCGGGACGCTCTTTCTGATGCAAAGGTCCAATCACCAGATGGGTCTCAGGTATGGTCGTTCCCAAAAACTGGTGGCATTTCCCTAAGTATAAACCCAAATAACGAAGTTGATTGGGCGGCTAGTAGTTACCTACAGAACGCTAACGGTGACGTTGATAAGGCAATCAGCAACATTATGAAGTCCAGATATGCGGACTCGCCTCTGGAAAAAAAGACTATCGCAAAACTGAATGAGTGGAAATCATCAGGCGTAAAATTATCGTCAGACGGCTCCATGTACCAAGTCCACCTCAACGTCCAGCCCCATGAACTGCTTGATTGGGATAAGCCTCTGAGTGAGCAGCCGAAGGCAGTGAGAGACGCGCTTCATTCACAGCCTGAAGTTCAGCAGAGAATTGCTGACGCATCCAAGATTCTTGGCCCAAAAGCGGCAGACATGAAGGGGGAGTCGGCATATGCGGCGCTAACTGGGTGGCGTCGTGGAGCTCAATTGTCGCCCCCTACAGAAGTTTCTGCGGCTGTGTCTCAAAGGCTGAAGCAAGCAGGCGTAAAAGGCATAAAGTACAAAGACGCAGGCTCCCGTGACGGTGTTGGCGGGACCAACAACTACGTCATATTTGATGACAATCTAATCACCATCCTAAAGAAGTATGGCATCCCCATGACCGCAGGCGCAGGCGGGGCAATGCTGGTTTCAGGTCAGCATATGCCCCCCGATATTGCGGCCCAGCTACAGCAGCAGTAGCTGGTTGATGGTGGTGATAGTCGCCCCAAACACGCTGATCCCCAAGACGCACGAAATCACGCACATCATCAGGATAGGCCAGAACGAGGACAGGTAAGCGTCTGTCCGTTCCCGGCGGGTGGAGGCCCAGCCATGAGGGGGACGGGTCAGCACCCTAGGCTCAGATACCGGGAATACCCCCCCTTTATTCCGGGTGCGGTTTGTGGGCCGATTCATGACGTAAACGCCACGGCCAGGATGAGAAATGCCAGCAATACGTTAAACGCAGTGGCGGTGACAAATAGGATTGTAAGGGCTATACGCCCCAGAGCGTTACGCATGAGCTTGAACCTCGTGTGTTGCGTTAGGCCCTGCCATCACCTGTTAGCGCAGGCGGCGGGGCCGCTTCATGTCTGAAGCATGGGCATACTAGCCCTAGAGTATTGAAATACCACTAAGAACTGGCACGAGCGCACCACAGCG